GATTGCAAACCACAAAGCCATAACACAGTCCGTCTTACCTCTGGTGTCTGGCTTCCAGGTAATCAACTGCTGTACTAAAGCTTTGATTCCTTCTGAGCCATCACTAGATGGGAGTTCGAGGATGTTGTTGTTTTGAAACTTACCGTCTTGAGTAGTTCCGAATAAGCTTGACATGGAGGCGACTCCAAAGTTCGAATCCCATTTGTTCTTTCCTGTATGGTGAGAACTAAGCCGTACGCCGTATCCAGCAAGCCATTGCCGTAAGCTGTCATCTAATTCAAATGCTTTCTGAAATGCGTTAATTTCAATTCGTATTTCTTGGGGTTTATATTTGATAGTCATAGCTTCTATAGCATCACGTATCTTCTGATAACTAGGCTCTGCCATGTTCATGCAATCTAGTACGTAGATACGACCATCAGCTCTATTAAAAGTTATTGCAACCAAAGCTGCATGTCCGGCAATAGCTGGGTCCATACCAATAATGGTGTAGCCCTCAACGTGCTTAGGATGACCTGATGCCCCTGGTTTTAGAGGTCCGACTCTTCTAACCCCGAGTATGCTTCCCTGTACCAAAGCTGGTGGGAAGATAGAGTTTTCTTGTACGTCTTCTTGTTGGTAAACAAGAGCCCACGTAGTAGGAGTAACCTCGGAACGACGTTTAAATAATGTTTGTCCATCCCACTTGGGATAATATCCAGCTTCGTTGGGAGGTATTGTTTCATCGCCATCCCATGGGACATCTGATTCTTTCCAAAGCGTAACCCAATTTTTTGGGTCAACATCGTACTCAAGTACAGCAGGCATACCCATATAAGTAAAGGGAGACCTACCACCAGACCAATGCTCAGGACTACGAAGTTCCTTATATAGGTCACTTGGCGCAATTCTAGTCCCCACTATTAATAGCTTGCCGTTTTTGCCGAGACGAGTGATAACTTCTTTTTGTAGCCAGTTCAGTTGTTTTTCCCATTCATGGGCATTGGCTGTGGTTATCACGTCGTCAAGAATAATTAAATCTGCACGGGCTCCATAAATCTGCCCACCCATACCTAGTGCTTGAATGGTAGGGTCTTTCTCACTTGAGTTACGAGCATCGCTCCCGAGATACACTGTATCGGTTCGCCAAGTATCTGCGTCTTCTTTCCACCCACCTTGAGGACCAAATGCGTTTTGCATCTTAAGCCATCTTGGATGTGAGAGACGTTGCTTGATTGCGTACACGTATTCTCGTGCCTTTATCAGTGTTTTAGAAACGACGATGATTCTAACATTAGGGTCGAGAGCGATACGGTATGTTGAGTAGTTCACGGTAATAACCGTGCTCTTAGCGTGCTCCGGTGGCACGTTAATAAGAATCCTAGACTTATCAGCCTTGTCATATATTATACTAGGATGAAGCCAGGAAGGTTCCCGTCCCTCTAACAGGTCGACCCAGTCTTGATGATGTGGGAAGACCGTCTGGTCTAAAAAATTTTTTGAAAATTCAGCAAAGGGTAAATCCTTTTTATCATAACCTAGGTTGGCTAGAGTAAGACTCTCACCTAGTTCCTTAGCCTTGGCTAACTCCTTTGCAAAGTCAGCATCCCTGACCATCCACTGCCGAACCGTATCTGGTTTCTTGCCAGCTAAATTCATAGCTTGGTGGGTAGTAGCTCCTTGGCTCACTAACTCTATAACCTTAGCTTTTGCCTCGGCTAGAGCCTTAACTTTAAAATGCTCTTCGCCCGCCTTGAATGTCATGGTGTCCTTTAGATAGTCTTTCGCCGTCCTACACTGTCTGTCAGTCACCTGTACTGTAACTGTATGAGCCAGGCTATATAAAAGCCTGGCGAATAACTTACTGCTACATACAGTACTAATCCGTCCAAACAGGTAAAACGGACGTTTTATTCTCAACTATTTTTATCACCTATGCTAAGCAGGTCGTTATGTCCTATTTTGTACTGATTTAGCAAGGGTCACTATAACCACAAATAATTTTAGGGAGAGATACATAACTACTTACGGGGGTATACTTAAAAGCCTCCGGGTCATACGACCCTCCAGCTTTTAGACTGACGCTCTATACTGCTATACAGTCAGGCGTCTGCAGGACTGCTCACTCCACGCCTTAACCAGGCGCTCCGTGTGCTTCAGGACTTAAACAAAAATCCTATGCCAAGCACAAGATTTTAAATACAAAAGCATCAGGGCTTCTACCGCCTTACTGCCTACTGCTGGACGCAGGCTCTGCTGAGTTGGTGTCTTCATTGTACACCCGTCGTCAAGCCTGCAAGCAGGCTCAAGTTCGAGCAAGCTCGAATGACTTAGGGTGTCTGAGTTTGTGTGAATTTCAAAGGTTGAGATTCAGAAAGGCAAAAATGAATACTACAAGACCTAATGGTAAAGCATCTAAGAAAAAACCTAAGGTTCAAAGAAAAACCGGCAAGACCATAGGTGGATACTCACCTAAGAAGTTAGCGTTACGCATGATAAAGCGTAAGCAAGTGCCTATCGTTGGTGTTACCAACTCTGACGTTGCTAACTGGTTCTTTGACATCACTGAGTGCGGTGTCAAATGACTAGCAACGGCATAAACATTACCAACCAATGCTACGACTGCTTGCAAATGGACGCATTGTGCGATAACTGCCAAGACCTTGCAGACGCTCGAGTTGCAGACATAGCCCACGAACTAGTAGATGAAGGCAATCTACAGTATAAGTTCCAGTGGATATATACAACCGAAACCAGTGGCCATGACTGGATAAGTTCCATCGTTAAAGTCGGTGTCGACAAAGACGGGGAACCTATAGTTCGCAAGGAATACTACGAAGGTGAGATTCATGCTCGTGCAGAATCTATATCCTTCGACGATGACACTGAAATTCCAGACAATCAAGTTGTCTGCAACTGGTGTCATCTAACAACGCTAGCGCAAACCAAGTGCGTTAACTGCGACGAATACGTATCGTAAAAAGGCTTGCCCCCCAGTAACAAGTGACAGGGGGGCAACCCCAGAAAAATCCAACTAACTAAGAAATGGAGCACCAAATGAACACAGTAACACTAACAGGACAAATCAAGAATATCCAAACTAAAGAGAACGGAAACTGGAAAATCAAAACCGCTTCATTCTCTCAATACGCTATTCTTGATAGCGGGAAAACAGGTTGTGTATTTACTTTCCCAATCGTATTTACCCAGAGTCGCTTAGGTTTAGCAGACGGCTTAACTCCAAATGAAAGCGGAGTTATAGAAAATGTAAAACTTACAGGCCGACTAGTAACTAACTTCGACCGTCGTAAAGATGTCGCTAATGAGGACCGTCGCAAACCATGGACTCAAATCGAAGTACAAGAACTAGTACTAAGCAACTAATAAATACTCAGGGATACCAGGCTTCGGCTTGGTATCCCTCTATTTTTTTTCAAAAGCCCGCCGTATTATGGCGGGACACTGGAAGTCCATCAACTATGAAAGGAAACATATGGAAATCGCAGTCGGAATAGAGTGGTTAGAACTATATGCAGATAGCATAGGTCTAGCTATACAGGTACCAACCTGGCTGGCAGTAGGCACGGTCGGACTAACTTATTCAATCAGAATCTTAAGGAGAGGATAGTATGGAAATCTATACACCAGTAGTGTTCAAAACTACAATAAATGTAAGTGAGAAACCTGAACTAACAAAACATAATGAGATACGAATGCAGATGGCAACTGACCAGTCAGTACATGAGCTATTAGATTTCGTATTGAATACTATCAACGATGGTCATGAGTGGGCACATCTGGAATACATCAAGCCAGTTAATACAACTGATAGCTCTGCCTCATTTGAGATAGAGAAAGAAGTTGACTGGGAGGATGAACTTAACTATCTAATTAAACAATACCAGGAGGATAAGTAATGAGTCTAATGGGTTATACCGAGGAACAAGTCAAAGAAGTAATAGAAGCATGCTACAAGGCAGGCACCGGTGGTTCATATGTTAATCAGGAACACCGGACGTTGGTCGAGATAGCAGGCGACATACTTGATGGACTTGTTGAGGAAGGCAGAGTCTAATGCCCAAGTATAAAGTGTGGAAAGTTACTACCTATGAACAAGAGCAAGACGTAACCGCACTAAATGAAGTAGATGCAGTTGAACAAGCCAGGCTACATAATGCTTGGCTTGCACCTATGGAACAAGAGGAAACCTATGAAGCTCAATGGATTGGAGATGAGTACTATGAATGATGTAGTAGATGACATCGCATGGCAAGTTACTATCCATACTAATGATGTCGTTGGTATGACTGATGAAACAAAGACTAAGTTCATCAGCGACCTAAGCAAAGCAATACAAACTATCTGCTGGTCTTATGGGGTGCATAACTGATGAGTGAGCCTAGGTATTTAGAAGGTGATGAAGCTGCATTAGACACTAAACCATGTGATGGTTGTGACCAAGAAGAATGTGTATGTGATGATGATGATTCAGGTTTACCTGACCGTATGTGGGAGGACGAATGAAAGATATAGTTAAACGTAACATATCTATCTTTAGTTCTATCTGGTTCATACTAAGTGGGTTGATTGGATATCCATCATCTGCATATGCAATAGCAGTAGGTAGTAGACCAGAATGTAGAGAGGTACCTAACTCTTACTGGACACCACGTCTTGCTAAGACATATGCCCGTGCATACATGAACATAATGTATGACTGGAATGCATCAGAGTTTATAGCTCTGAATAAATTGTGGACTGCTGAATCTCATTGGAGACATGAAGCTTTCAATAAGAGTGCAGATATACATTCAGGTAAACATGCGGGTGGTATACCACAGATACTAGGACTGGACCCTAAAGCGCCAGCCCCGCTACAGATTGAGCGGGGACTGGCTTACATAGAACATAAATATGGACGCCCATCTATCGCTTGGGCACACCACCGTAAACACGGTTGGTACTAAAAGAAAGGAAATAAAATGCCTGATGTAGTAGAGACATCAAGTGATGTTGTTACTGATACAACGCAAGATTTGTGTGGTGTATGTAATGACATATATGTACAGCAAGAGATAACAGGTGGCGTTAACGATGCCGTCTGGAATTATAGATACTCAAAGGTAGAAATATCTAAGAGGATATCTGGTGAAAATGACTTACTTGAAATAATTTATGGTCACAAAAGATGTGGCCAACAATGCGATGAATGTAATCGCTATTTCTTGGGTAGTCGTTGGGGTGGTTGGCACGCAAGTGGTACACCCAAAGTAAAAATGGAATACATTAGTGGCAGAATATATTGTCCTGGATGTACAGAACTATGGCAAGAAACAAATCCAGATTATGTATCATGTGATGAATGTAATCAAATGTTTGGTGACGCAGACGATTTATACTGGTCTGAGTTACATCAAGATAGCAGGTGCCGTGATTGTTACAACAGTGAAATAGAATGTGATGATTGTGGTGATTGCTTTGGTGAAGAGGACGGTCATAGTTGTGATAGTCGCACTAGAAATTACAGCGAGTATGTGCATAGCTGGAGTTATAAACCTGACCCTAGATTTTGGGGTGAAGGTAAGTACTACCTTGGCTTTGAGTTAGAGGTAGAAGATACTAATAACAACTATGCAATAGGTGCTGAACTAGCACATAATACTCTGAATCCAATGCGTAATCGCAAGTATCGTGGCTATCTTAAGGGTGATGGTTCTCTAGTCAATGGCTTTGAGATTGTTACTCATCCACATACACTTGAAGAGTATCAAAAGAACTTCCCTTGGACCATGCTAACTGAACTTAAGAAATTAAGATTCAGGTCTTGGAATACTAGTACTTGTGGATTGCACGTACATGTAAGTCGTACTGCATTCGATAATGATGACCATCAGATTAGATTCATCAAACTAATCTACGATAATGAACGCCAAGTACAGAGGATTGCTGGTCGTAGTTCTAACTATGCTAGCTTCTCTGACGCAGGTAAAATTATTCCAAAGGTTAAATACAAGAACCAATCAAACGGTAGGTATGCTGCCGTTAATGTTGAACCAGATAATACATTAGAAGTTCGTGTGTTTAAGGGTTCATTACATATACCTAGAATATTATCTGGCTTAGAGTTTGTTCAATCAGTAGTTGAATATACTCGTGAGCTTAAGATAATTCCCAAAGATAAACCATTCTCTTGGGTAAAGTATGTAGGCTACATCGGTTCTAATACCGATAAGTATCCTAATTTGTTTGAGACAATCAATCGTTCATTCAATAGCGATTCACACAATGAGAGTAGAGAGGACTAATCATGTGTATGTTATGCGTACTGCCACCAGGAGTTACTCCATCAAGAGATAAGTTGGAGAACTCTGCATTAAATAATCCACATGGCTTTGGCTTTGCCATTGCCGTACCTAGTGAGAACAGAATCATAGTAGAGAAAAGTATGAACCCAGATGAATCTATCAATAGGTTCTTAGCACAGCGTGCTATCTATCAAGATGGTTATGCTATGTGGCATGCCCGGTTTGCTACCCATGGTTCTCGTACGCTAGAGAATTGCCACCCATTTGCAGTAGGTCATGACGACCGTACTTATCTTGGACATAACGGTATCTTATCTATTGAGATACCAGATAAAGATGACCGCAGTGATACTAAAGTATTTGCTGAGGAGTTATTGCCTAGACTAGGCGGAGTTACCGCACTAGATGATGACTACATCTGGAACATGCTAGAAGATTATACATCTGGTTCAAAGGTATGTGTCATCACCGTTGACCCTGCTGCTAAGCACCCTATGTACTTACTTAATGCTGACTCAGGTAAAGAAGATGAGTCGGGTGTATGGTGGTCTAACGATACATGTAACTTGGGTTACTCTAGCTATGCTACATCAAATGTTACTGGCCGGTATGCTGGTTGGTACAATGATTATGATGATGAGTATGCTTGGGCTGGATACAATAAGTTAGCTAAAGATACAGTCAAGCAAGAGAAAGTGCCTAATGATTTAGAGGTACAACAATGTTTCCACTGCAGTGAATGGGTATCAGAGTCTGACCTATGGGAAAGTATGGGCACATGTGTTTGGTGTGGCTCTTGCTTTGATTGCGAGAACGTTGCTGAACTATGTCAGTGTGGGTACCCGAATGGGCGGGTAGGACACACAAATAAACTAAGACAGGATGCTATCCCGTTTTAGTGGTACACTAGATAGGCACTAGTTTAGTTCATTTTCTAGTGTCCTTTCCGTGGTGTATAATGTATAGGCTGGGCTAGGCTTTCTCTACTTTCTCCTAGTTCAGCCCTTACTAAGGAGTCCAATGATTAAGATTGATGACCACGATTTACCTATACACGTTTCATATTCATCACTTACTGAGTGGTTGTCATGTGGATGGAAATATTATTTAAGCAGAGTACAAAAAATTGCTGAGCTACCAGCATGGTGGTTCTATGGAGGTTCAGCCGTACATAAGGCAACTGAAGAATGGGATAGGTTAAATCCTTGAGGTTAAAAATTCGTAATCCATTTTATTTAGTGGAGAAAAATAAATCAGATATGGTGAAGGTTGTATGCCATCATTGTGGTTGTCAGTTCCAAGTATCATATGGAAATATACGTGTCAGTAATTATTGTACGGCATGTAAATGAATTTAATAGAGCATTGGAATACATGGTGGCAAGCCACTGCATACGAGCGTGATGAATACAATCTAGCAGACACGTCTAACTGGCGTATGGCTGCAATGAAGTCACGCAATCCAGAGGATGGAGATTGGTGGTATGCGAATGGATATAAGTTCTTAGAGAACTGGGTGAAATGGCGTGAGGAAAATACTCACATGTCAATCGCTAAGTTGGACGATGGGACATTGGCAATCGAATTAGAAAGGGCACCGGTCGTTAATGGTGTGACGGTTAAAATGGCAATCGACCGTGTATTTTATGATAGCTTTAATAAAGAATATGTAATCGTAGATTTAAAAACAGGTAAGACTACACCGCATAGTTCATTACAGTTAGCCTTCTATGCATATGGAATCCGTAAACAGTTTGGTTTAAACATAACCAAGGGTTACTACTGGATGGCACGTAAGGGAGAATTATCTCCACCGCACGACCTTGCTGGTCTGGATGACAGCAAGGTCGAGACGTTGGTAGATATGTTTGACAAGGCAAGGAAGTCTGGTATATTTTTACCTAACTTCGACCATTGCGTAATGTGTGGATATACTGCACAATGTCAGTGGTATACACCAAAGGAGAAGCATGAGTAGTACGGAAGCACCAATCAGTATCAACATAAGAACTGCATCAGGTACGCGGTTAACGGTACGTGCTAACACAGGTGAGGAACTAGACCAATTAGTTGCTACCTCATTAGCAAGTATTCAATC